CGGGGACGACCTGCCGGCCCAGGGCACGGCGGTCACCGCAATGGTCCCCCGCCTGGAAACGTTCGCGGTCCCGTTCGCCGACATGCAGGGGCTGTTCGTCGGGTGCCCCGGAACCCCGGTGACCGCCGTCTTCCAGGACACGACCGACGTGAACCTCGTGGTCCGGACCACGCCCACCAACGACTACATCTGGGACGACGCCGACGGGAGCGACAACCCGTTCGACGCCGACATCATCGAGGTGTACCTCTCGCACGGGAGCACGACCCCCCGGCAGGTCACCGCCATTGCCACGGTGAGTTGATGCCCCGGTTCAAGGCCCCCATCGCAGTCCGGATCGACACCGCCTCGCTGGAGTCCACCGCCCGGCGGCTGGCCGACCTGGACAGGCGGGCCGCGCGGAAGGCGGTCCGGGCCGGGATCAACGAGGTGTCGAAGCTGGTGCTGGGCGAGGCGAAAGCCCTGGTCCCGAGGCGGACCGGCCAGCTCAAGAAGAGTCTCGGGCGGAAGGTCAAGAGTTACAAGGGCGGCGCGGTCATCCTCGGGATCGTCAAGCCCCGCGGGAAGGTCAGGGTCAAGGGGCAGTGGGTCGCCAAGTTCCGCAAGGAGTTCAAGGGACTCGGCAGGTGGGACAAGGCGACCCGGAGCTTCGGGAGCGGGACGGTGGACCCGGTGAAGTACGCCCACCTCGTGGAGTACGGCCGGGTCGCGGTGGTGCCCAAGAAGAAGAAGGTGCTGGCGGGGCAGGGGGTGGTGTGGGGGGCGAGGGTGCGGGCGACGGCCCCCCGGCCGTTCATGCGGCCCGCCTGGGAGAGGTACCGGGCCGCCAGCCCCGGCATCATCCGCAGGTACCTGGACAAGGCGATCAAGGACTACTGGGCGAAGGGGAAGCTGAACGCCCGCGGGAACCGGAGGTAGCTGGTGCCGAGCCCGGCGACCGTCATCGAGCTGGACCTCCAGGCGTGGGTCGAGGCGCTGCCCGCCCTCGCGGCCGCGACGCCGCCGGTCAGGGTGTACCCGTTCAGCGGGGTGCCGCAGAACCCGGCCTGGCCGTTCGTGACCTACCACCGCGTCAGCGGCAGCCGCCTCCGGCACACCCGGGGCGTCGGCGGGACGAACCGGGTGACGGTCCAGTTCGACGTGTTCGCGAAGACATACCGGGCGGCCGTGCTCCTCGCGGCCGCCGTCCGCGAGGGGCTGGACGGGCTGAGTTCGGACGCGCTCAACGGCCGGCTGGTGCAGTGGTGCGCGGCCGAGGACGTGGGCGAGGGGGACGTGGAGGACGGCGGCCACGCGGTCCCGCCCCAGTTCGGCGACGAGGTGACCCAGTTCCGGGAGACCGTCCCGGTTCGCATCTGGTATCGGGAGGCTTGACATGCCCTGGACGACCGTCGAATCGGGTGGCCAGCACTCGTTCGGGACGACGCTCTACTACGCCCCGGACGGCACGGTGTTCGGCGGCCCGACGGCCGTCGGGACCGACCTCCCGGGCCCGTGGGTGCGGCTCAACGACATCATCAACATCACCTCCCCGGAGAACACCCCCGGGGACACCAAGGTCACCCACACCCGCAGCCCGGACAAGGCGCACGAGTACACGCCGGGCTGGGTCGAGGGCGCGATGGCGAACTTCCGCCTCCTGTACTCGAAGGAGACGATGGGGGCCCTCGACGCCGTCATCCCGACGGCCAACGCCACCGCCCCGGACTGGGACCGCCTCATGTGGGCGGTCCAGTTCCCGGACGGCGGGGTCGCGGTGTTCCGGGGGTACTTCAAGGGCTACCCGATCACCGTACCCGGGGCCGACTCCGACGACCCGGTGGCCATCGACGTGAGCGTGAAGGTGTCCGGGAAGGCCACCTTCCACGCGAGTTGACCCCACCCACCCACGAAGGACCGACGATGCCGGACGAAGACGACGCCGCCCAGCCGGGCGACCAGCCGACGAAGGCCCTCACCGCCGCCGACCTCCTGTCCCCGCGGCCGCGGAGGGTCGTCGCCGTCCCCGTCCCGTCGCTGGGCGGGGTGGTGTACGTGCGGGAGTTGAACGGCCTCGAACTCGACCGCCTGGACGACGCCCTCCGGGACGACAGGGGGAACGTCCTGTCCGACCACTACCGGGCGAAGCACGTGTGCGCCTGCGCGTGCGACGCGGACGGCCGGCCCCTGTTCGGCCTCGACCGGGCCGACGTGGAGGCGGTGTCGGCGGCCATGCTCGGGGCCGAGATGGAGGCCGTGGTCGAGGAGGCGGTGAAGTTGAACCGCCGCCGGGCCGCGGACCTGGCCGCCGCAAAAAAAGACTGAGGCGTCGCCCGCTCCGGCGGCTGGCCCTCCGCATGGCCCGCGACGCCGGGCACGCCGACGCCGACCGGGTGTTGGCCGCCATGACCGCCGGGCAGGTGTGCGACCTCCTCGCCCTGGAGGAGTTGGAGCCGCGGGGGCCGATCCGGGACGACCGGCGGTTCGCCCGGCTCGCCTCCGCGGTGGTGAACAACATCCCGTTCCGGGGCAAGGACGCGAAGGCGCTGCGGGAGGCGGACGTGTTCGAGACGCTCCGCACGGACCCGCTGGCGGCCGCCATGGCGGCCGACGAGATCCGGGCGACGGTGGCCCGGTTCCGCGGGCCGGGGAAGGGGTAACGTGGCCGGGCGAAGCGACCTCGCCGTCATCATCGGGGCCCGGACGGACCAACTCGCGTCCGACCTGGCCCGCGGCGGCTCCATGATCCGGAACTTCGCCCGGGACGCCTCGGCGTCCACGGCCGGGTTCGCCCGCCAGGCCCTGTCCACGGCCGCCGGGTTCGGCGTGTACAACGTCGCCGCCCGCGCCGTCTCCGGGCTCGCCGACTCGTTCCGGGACGCGGTCCGGATGGCCGCCGACCTGGAGCAGGTGACGCTCTCGTTCGAGGTGATGCTCGGCAGCGCCGAGAAGGCGACCAAGCTCGTCGGCGACCTCCGGAAGTTCGCGGCCGAGACCCCGTTCAACAGCGCCGACACGATCCAGGCCGCCAAGCAACTGATGGCCTACGGCATCGCCTCCGACGAGGTGGTGAAGACGCTCCGCGTCCTCGGGGACGTGACCTCCGGCGTCGGCGCGGACCTGAGCCACGTCGCCTACGTCTACGGCACGCTGGCCAGCCAGGGCCGGGCGTTCTCCAAGGACATCTACCAGTTCACCAACATCGGCATCGACCTGCTGCCGGGACTGGCCAAGGAGTTCGGCAAGAGCACCGGCGAGGTGATGAAGCTGGTCGAGGAGGGGCGGGTCGGGCTGCCGCAGGTGGGCCGGGCGCTGGAGGCCCTCCGCGGCCCCGGCGGGCGGTTCGCCAACATGATGCAGCGGCAGAGCCAGACCGCGAAGGGGCTCTTCGAGATCGCCAGGGACGCCTTCGACATCGCCAAGACCAAGTTCGGCCAGATCGTCATCGACGAGATGGGGCTGAAGGACGCGGCCCGCGACTTCGAGCAGTTCGGCAAGCGGCTCGAGGCCGGGATGGACCGCGTCCGGCCGCTCGTGAAGTTCGTCGGCGAGCTGGGCCGGGCGGTCGTCCAGGTCGGCTACGAACTCGGCCGGGCGGCGATCAACGCCGCGGAGTTCGGCGGCAGCATCCTCCGGGCCGGGTTCCCGGAGGCGGCGAAGGCCGCGGACAGTTTCCGGCAGATGGTCCGGGACGCCGCGAACTTCAAGGTCGACCCGCTCGTGGTCAACGACCTGTTCTTCGGCGCGGCGAAGGCGCTGACGGAGGTGCTCGCGAAGGCCCTCGACGGCATCGCGGCGATGGGCGAGGCCCTCCGGGACAACCTCGTCTTCCCGGTGCAGAAGGCGGCCGCGACGCTGGTCCAGGCTTACGTCCGGGTCAAGGAGTTCGCCGGCACCGCCACCCCCGAGGAGCGGTTCCGGCCGCCGGAGTGGTGGGAGCGGGACGCGGACCTCCTGTCCCGCTACCGGGCGATGGACGCCGAGATCGTCGGCATCCGGACCCACCTCGACCGCTCCTTCCCGCTGCTCGACCCGGCCAAGCCGGACGGCCCGCGGGTCGCCAGCATCCAGATGGCCCCCGTCCTCGCGAAGCACGAGGCGGAGATGGCCGGCCTCGTCCGGGCCCGGGCCGCGTTCATGGCCGCGGTGGTCGGCGGCGATGACTGGCGGGTGCCGAACGCGGCCTTCAAGGAGGGCCGGGTGCCACCGATCAAGGGGCGGGATGACGTTCTCCTCGGCCCCGGCGGGGCCATCCGGCAGCAGGCCCAGGGGCTGCGGAACGCGATCCCGGCGATGGAGGCCGAGCGGAACGTCATCGCCGAGCGGATCCGGGTCGAGAGCCTGACCGCCGCCATGCGGAAGGCGTTCGGCGAGATGTTCGCCGCGTCGCGGCGGGCCGCCTCCCAGGCCGGGGCGGTGCGGGACGCGGGCCTCGGCCGCCACCTCCTCGGGGCGCTCGGCCCGGACGGGGCCATGCTCGGGGCGTTGCAGTCGGCCCGGTCCGCGAACGCCCTGCGGGCCGGGGCCGGCGTCGTCGGCGGGCTCCTGCCCGGTGCCGAACTCGCCCGGCAGAACGCCGGCCGGCTGGTGTTCCCGGACAAGGCGAGCCAGCCCGCGATCGAGCTGGCCAACCGGCTCAAGGAGCAGTTCCGCCCGCTGGAGAAGCTGGCCGTCGAGCGGGGGTTCCTCCAGGAGGCCCTCCGCCACGGGCTCATCGACAAGGCGGAATTCAACCTCGGCGACCGGCAACTCGTGCAGGACCTGGCCGACCGGCTCGGCGTCGGGGCGGCCCACCTGCCGACCGGGCCGGAGAAGGACACGGCCGAGGCCGTCCGCGCCCTCAACCAGTGGGCGGCCGGGCGGCAGAACCAGACCACCGAGCAGTTGCTCGAACAGATCCGGCGAATCCTGGAAGAGACGAAGCGGATCGCCGAGGGCCGGGCGCGCGACGACGCCGGCTGGTTCCCCTGGGCCCTGAAGCTCGCCCCCTGACCGGAGTCCCGCGTTGGCCGTCGTGCACTGCCAGGAAGTCGTCGGGCGGGAGGCGTCCCGGGACAAGGACGCGAACAAGCGGTACACCCGCGTCTTCCAGATTTTGATGGACTCGCCGACCGACGGGGCGAAGCAGGCCATCGAGCACGCCGGCCTGCCGGGCTACGGAGACATCTGGGAGTTGGTGACCTACGGCGGCGTGGTCCTCGACACTGACCAGGAGGCGTTCCTGGTCGAGAAGCGGCCGGTGCAGGACGACCCG